TCGGCTCCCTCGGTTTCGTTGAGGTCGCGGTTTTCGGCCGCGGCTTTGTCCAGCATGGCGCGGAGTTTCTTCTTGCTCTCCATTGCGCGCTGCCGAAGTACTTTGATGTTGTCAGCCATTTGCTTCCTCTCCTGGAAGTTCAGTTTCAGCTCAGGCTTCCGCGAACCTCGGCATCTTCGGATGCTTACTATTCCCGTCAGCTTTTAGCTGTTTTTGCAGAAACTGGCCGCGTCGGCGGCCGGAAAATCAGTGAAGCTCGAGCTCCCGCCGGCGCCGGCTCAGAGCTGCAAGCGGATCCCATTGAATCGCTGCTTTCGCTCTCGAGGCGTGGCCGCAGTTCGGATCCGCGCATTCCTGGTTTGAACAGTTCGCGCAGTCCTCCGCCCGGCAAGCCTGGCAGCCGCAAATGCAATCGCGTTCCTCGAGAGGATCTTCTTCGTCATCTCCGCCATCGGCGGCCGGAATGGCCGGGGCATTTGCGCTCGCGGCCATTTTCGCGGGATTTGCTTCACTCGCTCCTAGTCGCGAGAGAGTGTCGTCCATCGTGGCCACGCGATCGGCCATTCCTTCCTTGACCGCGGCAGAGGCTAGGACCATTCGGCCCTGGCCGAATCCACCGCGGACATCGTCCTGAGACGCACGTCGGCCGCGCGCTACGTTTTTCACGAACATTCCATAGAATGTGTCGACCTTCGCTTGCATGTCTTCGCGGGCGCTTTCGCTCAACGGTTCGGCGTCATTGCCATCGACTTTGTATTTTCCCGCACTGACGAACGTGGTCTTGATGCCGGCCTGGTCGAGAGCTTTGGAAAAATCCTGGTGCTCCATGAACACGCCGACTGATCCCACGGCACCGCTCGGCGCGACTACAAGCTCGCCGGCGGAGGCTGCCAGCCAGTAGGCCGCGCTCGCGGCCATACCGTTGGCGACGGCGATGCTCTTTTTTTGCCCGCGAGAACGATAAATCTCGTCGGCGAGCTCCGGTATTCCCTCAACCGATCCGCCAGGACTGTCGACGTCAAAGACAATGGCTTTGATGCTTGAGTCCGCAAGAGCCGCGCGAAACTGCGATGTGAGCTTTTCCACTGATGTGCCGCCGGAAAACTGGCTCATCAGATTAGCTCTGCGGGTAATGATTCCGCGGATCGGAATCACCGCAATAGCACCGTAGCTCGTGGCCTGTGATCGAGGTCCGGCCAATATCGCGGCCTGATCGAGCCGCGCCCGGATCTCGTCCTCCGTCAGACGGCCGCCGGAAGCTCTCAATGCCACGAGCTGAGCGATCACGGCGAATTTCTCCTGTTGGATCGCCCAGGGTTTACCGAAAACTTCCGCCACAACATGCTCGTATTTCATGCCTCAGCTCCTCGCGGGCGCGATCTTTTTATTTCCCAGGGCAAGCTCCGCGAGCGATTCCGGAGCCGTGTCCTCGATCCAGTCGAGCGCGCAGCTCTTCTCTCCTGGTTCCTCGATCGAGACGAGCAACTTCAGATTTTCGTCGACGTAGCGCTTGGCCTTGGCCGGCGAGACGCACATCGTCTGAGCTACGAGCTGTTGGTGAGCCCCGTAGAATTCCCTTGCGTCGTTCGCGAATGCCGTGGGATCGAACTGTTTGCCGGCGCGAGCCAGGAGTTTTCGGAGCGCCGTGACTTCCTTTCGCACTACGCGGCGGGCCGCCTCGTTGGCGAAAGCGCGGAGCAATTTCTGGTTGGGAGCACGGCCTGCAGCGGTGTCCTCGCCTTCATCGTCCGGGATATCCGGAGGCGGTGTCTCGTTTGGGTCTTTCTGACCAGGCGTCGGCGCATCTGCTGGATCCGGTTGATCGGTCGCCATTGCCGGAACGTAAACCGTGCCCGCCGGCACCATGTTCAGCGGCCGCAGATACTCCTGGCCGCCCTTGCCGTCCGGCAACGGATTCAGGCCTTCGAATTCGCAGATCGTATCCGGGCAGAGCCAGCCCCAGTTCCGGCCGATGGCATACGCGTCATAGCGGCTCTTCATGTCTCCGCGGAGGAGGGCGCCGACCGCGAATTCAGCGAAATATTCGGAATCGTCGGGTAGTCCATCGCTCACAGGATTAATCAGGTCTATGTTTATCCGGCGCTCCCACCTTGTCGCCGCCGGCTGAATGCAGTCGGTGACGAACTCGATGCCCTGATGCTCTATGTTGTTATTCGTCGACCGCAGCAGGATTCCTATTTTGTGCGGCGGCGTTCGGTAAATTCCGCAAATGCGTTCCGCGCTAGCGTTGATAGCCTCGAGAAGCTGCGCGTCCTTGTTGGAGATCCCGATCGACTTGAGGTCCAGCCCGTCCTCGAGAACCGGGGTTTTGTGGCGATTCGCGCCCGTTCTCGACTTTTGCCAGTTTTCTATGAACTTTTGGCGGGTGGCGTCGTCCTTAAATTTTCCCGGATGCTTGAGGTAGGAACTCGATGAAGCATCGTTGGCTAGGAATCGCCCAAAGTAGTCCTGCATTCCCAGAGCCGTGCCAATCTCTTCGCGCGAGACGGCGATCGGACTCAATCCCACCAAGCCATCCGAGGAGAGCCCGCGAAGGTGGAAGATTTCGTCAGCCAAGTACCAATCGACCTCCGAAGTGAATCGCGATCGCACCTGATACTTCAGGCGCCCGCTGGGGAGGCGATAGACCTGGACCAGGTCCGGGTGAAGGGGAATGAGTTGATCGACGGCGCCGCGAGGCCCGGGAACAATTCGTGCGAACGCATTGCCCCGCAGATCCAGGTGGGCCTGCATCATCTCGATAAATTCCAGTGACGTCTGCCACTGATTCGGAGAGTTATGCAGGACCTGGTAGAGCGGATGCTCGGGAGCGCGGACCTTTCCACCATTCGGCAGGCGCTTGTAAACGATCAGCGGGCAGCTCGCCAGGGATTCGGACCGAACGCGGATGCAGGCATAAACGGCAGCAAGCTGCATCGCGGATTCGGGCGTGACGGACATTCCTGCCGCCGAATCCCAGCCCGGGCGTGAATACCAATAGTCGTCCCAGGGAGGAAGGGCGGAGCCGGTAGCGACTGCCCAACCCATCTTGAATGCTCCGCCTAGCCGGCGGAACAGATTCATGTCCTTCCGTGGCATGGCTCTCATACGAGAAGCACCTGCTCAGGTCCCGTATAGATCTGGCCACCGCCTGGTGATGCGATCGCGCGGCCGAGCGCCATGATCAGCGAGACCATTCCATCGATCTTCCCGCGGCCCTTGCCCTTCACCGGGCGCCGGGCGCCATTGTTGTCCTGCTTCACGAGAAGGTTCGAGGCCATCCACGAGAGAACCGGATTGCCCAAGTGCGCGATCTGGCGATTCGGGATAAGCACCTCGAGTAAGAGCTTGGTCGGCTCTGCGAACATTCCGACCGTCTGCGGGAATTTGATCAGCTTATCGACGGGGACGCCGGCCTTCTGCAGGTTGTTTGAGAACTGCGTACCGTTCCAAGGATCAAACGTGATCTCATTCACGTTGTAGACTTCGATATCTCGCATGATCTGTTCGTGAATCGCGTCGTAATCGATCACGTTGCCTTCGGTGGTACGTAGAAAACCCTCGCGCGCCCAAACGTCGTAGGGGGCTCGCCACTCGGCAATCTTTTCCTGTAGCCGTTCGGCGGGGAGCCAAAAATCGGGAAGGAAGATGTATGGTTGCCCCTCTTCTTCCGGGGGGAAGAGCTTCGCGGAGCAAGCAATGTCCTCGGTAGATGCCAGGTCGACGGCGACGATACACTCGCGCCCCTGGAGCTGTTCCTCGACCTCGGTGCGCAAGGACCTCGCATCTTTCCCGGCCATCGAGAAACCAATGCACTCGCGCCAGTCCTCGATACGGATCGCGGCCGACTCACTGTTCGTCCATTTGTTCAGCCGGTAGCGAAGGAATGGATTGAGCGAGGACGGATCCTGCTTCGCGCGCCGCGCCTGGGCCCGGAGCTCCTCAATTTTCACGGCGGTTCCAAGACAGGGATTCGCTTTCGCCCAGGTGCGCTCGTCTTCCCAGTTGTCCTCGTCGTCGACGCAGGCGATGAAACAGAAAAATGTGTCGTCTTCGGCGATCTGCTGAAGGATTTTTTCGCTATATACGTGCTGATCCCAGCAGATCGTTTGCCGGTCGCTTCCAGCGGTGGTGATGGTGAACACCATGGGCTGCCGGCGTTTTCCTGTGGCCGTCTGCAGCTTGTCCCACAGCTCACGCGTTTTATGCATGTGGAACTCATCGATGATCGCGCCATGCACGTTTAATCCATCGAGCGTATCCGCGTCGGCCCCGAGCGGTTCGAACTTCGAGGCCGTGCCCTCTATGTGCATGTTGTTGCGGTAGCTCTTGATGCGTTTCTTAAGGCCAGGTGAGGCCGAGCGCATGCGCTCGGCTTCGCTAAAAAGGATTTTCGCCTGGTCTTTCTTCGTGGCAGCGCAGTAGACCTCCGCGCCGCCCTCACCATCCGCAAAAAACAAATAGAGTCCGATGCCGG